CTATTGCCACAGCAACCGCAACTGCAATCACTATAACTTCAATCGAAGATCATATAAGTGGAGGCTGGTTATATGCTGTTGCCGGCACTGGTATTGGTCAATTAGCTTTCATTAACTATGATGATAATACCCATCTAACTATCGCCGCGCTTACTACGACTTTGGTCGCTGCAGACACCACATTAATTAAAATACCACCTATCGGGCACGGATTACACCACTTAAACGCAACAATGGATAAATTCGGAACTGATGCCGCAGCCGGAACTTGGACCGCTAGAACTATCCGCAATCAAATGAGATATGATGGCTCTGAAAGCTGGATTGATCTTGAACCCAACGCACATCATAATTTTCAGTTGAATGGATTACACCCGGTATTCAGAAGTCTTGTAATGCCCAATAACACTTTTATAGCGCCGATAGATTAATAAAATATCTAATCGGTAGTATGTAGGAATTTACACTAATTAATAATAGGAGGCTTATATGCCCGCATTAACACAAGCTAATCACCCAGATGTTATACAAAAAAATCTTTCTCAGATTTTTGCAGTAAGGTATGGAGAGTTTAAATCCATGATTCCGGCAATCTTTGATGTTGAAACTCCGGATCAAGCTATAGTTACCGAGTTAATGCTTGGTGATCTTGGTGGTGTTCAAACATTCGACGGACAGATTTATTATGATGAAAGTAAACAATCATATAAAAAGACCGTTGAGGAAATTGAATACTCTCTCGGTATTAAAATATCCAAAAAATTCCGAAGAAATGATTTATATGGTGTCGCTAAAAGATCTGCTGCCGCTTTAGCTGATAGATTTCGCGCAAAAAAAGAATCTATAGGTGCAAATTTTTTAAACAATTCGTTTAGCACGACACTCACTGCGGATGCTGTTTCCTTGTGCAATAGCACTCATACCTCCGATGTTGGTGGATCTAGCCAGGCTAATGCAGGATCTTCTTCATTTTCACCTGCCTCAGTGGCCGCTACTCGCCGGTTAATGATTAAGTATAAAACTAATCGCGATAATATTGCCCTTGACTTCCCGGATACTCTTATTGTAGCCACAGGTAATGAGGATGCTGGTCTTGAATTAATCTCTTCTGTAAAACAGGTTAATACCGCGAACAATAATCCTAACGTCCATAAAGGCCGTTATGAGCTTATTGTATGGCACAACTGGCTCACCGATGATGATAATTGGTTCATGGGAACTAAAAACTTAATGAAGGATTATTTTAAGTTTTATCAATGGAATCCGGTTGAGTTCTTTTATGCTGGTGATATTGATACGCTAACTTCAAAACATGCAGGTTATATGTCTTGTAATGTTAGCTCTCCCGATTGGAGACCTATATTCGGACATGAAGTTTCATAAGTAAAAATACAGACGGAGGGATAATATGGCTGTAAGAAAAGGAAGTGGAAGAGTTTTACGGAGAAAAATAATGCCTATATCACCTGCTGCGGTAGAAGCTCGGCAATATGAAATCAATCGTGATCAGGTGTATATAGACGGATTAAAAAAAGGTTCAACGGACTTAAAAGGAATCACGAGTTTTGAAGCAGGCGGAATTAATGTCGCGCAACTTGAACAGCAACTTGCGGTTAAAAAAAGGGCTTTAGCCGCGTTCCTTCCAAAAGAAGGAAGTGGAAAGCAAAAAGATAAAGCCTTAAAAGAGTTTAACCAAGCTAAAGCATACATCGAGAAACACGCTCTTACAAAAGAAGAAGTAGGAAAATGGCCTAAACTTGATGCTACCAAGAATCAAGAATATCGAGCAGCAGTCGATAAATCTTTTAATGAGGAAGTTAATAATCCAATGTTTAGAAGAATGTGTGAACAATTAAAACGCGCCGCCGGAATTCTCGATCCGACAAATAGCGCAATGCGAAACATTGATAATTACCGGAGGCAAAAGTAATGCAAAAAATATTTAAGTTTTTAGGTTTATTTCTTTTTATCATAATTGCTATTGGGTTTTATAGTGGTCTTATATCTGCCCGTGTTACCGGGAATATGCCTACAAATCCAGATGCCTTATGTGTTGGCGCCAGTGGTGTTGAAATCTGTATAAACTCTGACGGTGATCTAATACCTACTACGGACAATGCTGCTGATGTAGGATCTTCAAGTTTTGAATTTAAAGATGGGTTCTTTGATGGAACTGTATATACCGATGCTATAAGTAATTCCGGTGCTGGTGTTTTTAGCGGAACACTTGTTATACCTTCATCAACTGCTGTTCAAGGCGCATTTACACCTTCGGCAATAGGTCAACTAATGATAAATACAACTGACAGTGAACTATGTATATCAACTGGCATACTTATTTCCGACTGGGTAATCGCAGACGGTTCTGCTGCTTGCTCACATTAACAAGGATATATAAATGGAAAAAAACCTATTACTAATATTTTTTCTTACGGTGTTCTGTTCAGTATGTAGTGCCGCTCCGAAAAATGATATTTATGTAAAAAGGGTAAGTCAAAACCATGGCAATGAGCGTGTCCCTTTCGCTATATCGGTCGATTCAAATTCTTGGACTCAAATTCTTAATGAGGATGAAAATAGGAGGTATTCCATTATCGAGGCTACTTCTACCACTTCAAATACTATTGTTTGTTTGTCTACTACGACCACAGCTTCTACAGTATGTAGTATATCATCTAACGGACAAAAATTAGGCACACAAAGATATTATTACGAAGATTATAGTCAAGCTGCTTTATACGGAAGAGTAGAAGACGCTTCTTCCGCCGACTTTACTTTGTTTGGAGAAAAAAGGCGCGATAGTAAGGATACTGCTACTGACGAATAGAGGGTATATGAGACTTTTTCTATTTTTTATTTTAATCGCAACCTCTGTTCCTTGCTCCTCCAAAAGCGCCTCAACATTAGTGACTGATACCCGGCTTTTGGCGAGAGATCCCTCCTCGCTTGGCCGGGTGCGGTTTTCTGATGCCCAGATTTTAAATTTCCTTAATGAAGCACAAGCCGATGCAATTGCAACAACTTTTTGTATTGAGAAAGAATATTCATTCGATACAGTTTCCGGAACGACTTATTATGCTTTAACTGATTCTTTTATAAGTGTAAAACGACTTCTTTCAGATAGTATGAAACTTGACGAAAAAAGTCCCGAGAAATTAGATAAATTATCATCTGAATGGGAGACAGTAACTGGCACTCCATTTAATTATTACATAAATTTCTCAAGTCGTACAAAAATAGCATTTTATCCCGTCCCTGATTCAGTAAGTTCAACAACAACTATTAAAATTGAGTATTTTGCGCGGGCAGACACAATGATTTTAACATCTACTCCCTTTAACGGAATAACCGAATTTAATTCATTCCACAATATGCTTTCATATTATGCTGCTGCTCAAATGCTTTATATTGATGGTTCTGTGACTGTTGGTGATCGATATATGCAAAGGTATACGTATCTTAAAAAAGTTTTTGGAAGGTCATGTAAAGCTCGGCCTACATATATGCCGAATATTAATATGTCACCAAAATAAGGATTATGAGACTAATAATTTTATGCCTACTCCTAAACCCTATATTACTCAAAGCCCAAACCCCGGCGATTGAGGCTTATCCTATTCCAAATTTTAGTCAAGGTGTTGTCACCCGTTATAACCCCGCCTTAATTCCTGAAAATTCAGTTCAATGGGCTGAAAATGTTTATTTTGATGTTGAGGGCGGTATAACGCGCCGGAAGGGTTATTCGCAATTTAATTCAAGTGTGTTTCCTGATTCTCAATCTGTCCGCGGGATATGGCCGTTTACTGCCGATGACGGCACAAGGTATATTCTTGCCTTATCAAGTGAAACAATTTATAAAGCCACTACAGATGGAGAATTTACAGCTATATCCGGGCTTAATGGGTTTTCAACAGTATCCGATATGGATGCGACTACTCTATCAGGTAAAATATGGTTCACAAATGGCACTGACGCTGTTTCTACTTGGGATGGGTCTAGTACTAGCACTGTGACCGAAGCGCCGCTTGGCGGGTTAATAGAGTCTTATAGGAATCGAATTATAATCGCTGGGAAGTCCGGGGAACTTTCAAATATTTATATGTCCGAGAATTTGGACGGCACCGAATGGACTATCGGACCGACATTAAACACATCTCCTATTAATTTACCTATCGGCGGTATTAACGGAAAACCTATCACATGTTTATATGCAGGATACAAAGATATTCTCTGGGCTTGGACCGAAGATGAGACCTGGGGTATTTATGGATTTGGTTATAAAGATTTTTCTACTCGGCAAATATCCCGGGAAGTTGGGTGTATTGAAGATAAATCCGTTCAAGAAAAAGATGGAAAATTATATTGGATGTCTCGACGAGGCGTTGAAGAAGCTACTGGGCAAACTTTTAATCGTATTTCCGATGGGAATAAAGATATTTTTGACACTATAATAAATAATTCCGCATTGTTGAGGCTTAAATTATATTCTTCTCAAGCTGAATGGGAAGAGGGGACCTTAGGAAATGAAATATCCGCTACAATTAGTCCAGCAAGTATCGTTCCGGCAACTTTCACAGTAACCGAAACTCAAGATTATGAATTTGATGAGGGAACATTGGTAGATGTTTCTACGGAAAATGTAAACTATGAAAATTCTATTGTTCTTTCCACTTCAAGTATCGAGTCTACATTCGATGACTTTTCTGATGGTAATTACACAAGCGATCCTATATGGACATGTGTTGGTAATACTGGTGATTGTGCTAGGGTATCAGTTGCTTCTGAACTGTTAATAATTAATGGGCTAAGTTGGGTTAATGGTTGGATAACGTTATCATCTCCTAATTCCTTAAATGGTATCCGTATTCAAAAAAATATAT